TTCGAGGAATGAAGCTAATCATTCCAAAGGAACTTCAATTCATCGCAGAACGAGTTCTGAACTCCGCCCTGCGACCCGGCACTGCCGACAATGACACTAACGCACTCAAGTCTATGGGTATGCTTCCAGAGGGAGCAGTGGTAAACCACTTCCTGACAGACACTGACGCGTTTTTTGTCAAAACCGACGCCCCTAATGGCTTCAAACTGTTTCAAAGAACAGCCATCAAAACTGCGATGGAAGGTGACTTTGATACTGGAAACATGCGCTTCAAAGCGCGTGAGCGATATTCGTTCGGTGTTTCCGATTGGAGATCCGTTATCGGCACTCCCGGTGCATAAGTTTGTAAAAACTTGTGAAAAAGAAGGGGCACATTGTTGCCCCTTTCTTTTTTGTGTATGCTAAAACCATCCCTGACAGTCGCATGTTGCGACTGACATGACCCAAGACAGGAGATAGACATGGGACAAACAACATTTTCAGGACCAGTAAGGTCCGAGCGCGGCTTCACCCCGGCGGGTTCAAATGCAGTAGTAGCAATTACGGCAGAAACAACCCTTACCTATGCAGACCATGTTGGTCGTATCATTGAAATTAACGATGCGGACGGTGCGGTTACGCTTCCAACAATTACCTCGGATACTATTGGCGCGACCTACAAGTTCATTGTTGGCACTGATTCGACTGATTTAGATGTCAAAACCGATGGCACGGACAAGTTTGTTGGTTCTCTTGCCGTAACAGGAACAACCACCAAGGCTTTTGCTCCGGGCGCGACTAATGACGTGATTTCGATGAACGGCACTACAACGGGTGGCGACAGAGGCTCAATTATTGAGGTAACCGCTATTGCTACCGCAGAGTACATGGTTTCAGGTTCTTTGGTTGGTTCAGGTACGGTTGCTACTCCATTCGCGGACTCGTAACAGGAGGCAATTATGGCTGATACAGTAGCCTCGCAAACGCTGTCGGATGGTCCGAAATTCACTGTTTTGAAGCTGACCAACATTTCTGACGGCACTGGTGAAAGCGCCGTCACGAAAGTTGATGTTTCGGCGTTGCAACCTAGCGCAGACGGTGACCCCTGTACGGGAGTCACTATCGAACGAATTTGGTGGCAATGTATTGGGATGAAAGTCCAAATATTGTGGGATGCCAGTACGGATTTGTTTTGTATCGAACTAGGTGAAAACCAGAGTGGTGATCACGACTACACAAAATTTGGCGGTTTGACGAACAACTCCGGGTCGGGCAAAACAGGTGATGTAAACTTCACCACAGTGGGTCACACGGATGCAGACACATACACAGTTATCCTGTACTTGAGGAAAAACTTTTAGTAAGGAAACTTAATATGGCAACAACCAAAGATGCTAAAAGACTTCCTTCCGGTCGAATAAAGTATCGGGGTGAAACGTTTGCAGGTTTTAACAAGCCCAAACGAACCCCCGGAAAAGCCAAAAAAAGTGCTGTTCTTGCTAAAAAAGGCAGTGAAATCAAGCTAGTTAGGTTTGGTGATCCAAAGATGTCGATTAAAAAAGATCAGCCGGGAAGGAGATCTAATTTTCGCGCTAGGCACAATTGTGACACGGCTAAAGATAAGTTTTCTGCTCGCTATTGGTCGTGCAAAGCATGGTGATGACCCGTGGAGACATGCCTAAAGGTTTAACGTACTACCGTAAAGGCGGTGCTGCGTCAAAAAAAAGCAAGGGCAGTAAAATCTGCCCTGCGGGTAAAGCATGGGCAAAAAGGACGTTTGACACGTATCCTTCTGCGTATGCCAACATGGCCGCGTCTAAGTATTGCAAAGACCCTAATTACGCAAAAGGTAGTAAGAAGAAAAAGTAATGGGTGAACTGAAGAAATGGCGAGAACAGAACTGGGTTCGCATCGATAGTGAAGGCAACATTGTTGGTAAATGCGGCACTTCTCCTGACAAAAAGAACCCTGATCGTTGTTTGCCGGAGTCTAAAGCTCGTTCTTTAACTAAAGCAGAACGCGCTGCTACCGCACGTAAAAAGAAAAAAGCGGGAAAAACGGGTAAGACGGTTGTGTCTAACACTAAAAAAGCCACTGTTAAAGGCATGCGCGAAGGCGGTGCTGTCCGCAAGGAAATTGCGAGGGGCTGCGGTGCTGTTTTAGAAAACCGCAGAAAAGTAACTAAACACCTGTGAGGTAGCTATGTCGGTAGTAAATTTGGGCAACGGTGCCCCAAAACAAAAGACTGCAAAAAAGAAAGTTTCTGCCATGAAGTCCAAAGGCATGAAGATGGGCGGTGCCCTGATGAAGTCCAAAGGCATGAAGATGGGCGGTAAAGTGTCCAAAATGAAGTCTAAGGGCTATCGCCAAGGTGGAAAGGTAAGCAAGTAGAGCATGGCTTACCTACAGTCGAACATCCCGCACTTTAAATGCTGGGTAAGAAAAGAGTTTACGCATAACCACGAGGCTTACCACGGCGAGTTTTTGCACGCCATGGCTGTTGCCGTGACTACGATGCCTTGTAGATGTCTGAGTTTTCAGATGATTTTCACGGGTATTGAAGCAGAGGGTGAGGAAGAGGATACCGTGCATGGCGGTGCCATGTGGGCAAGGATGCCTATAACCGCTTTGGTAGCGGATGTTCCTTTGGAGGAATGGCCGGAACCTATGGCGGTGCATGACGCACAGCCTTGGGACTGTTCCTCGCACCACCACGCTGTTTATGTTTTAGATCGTGCAACGCCATGCCCTTGGATGGCAAAAATTGGTGGAGAAATGTATCCCGCCAAGTATCTTTTCACAGTAGACTACACCGAGAGTGAAATTGCGGATGACCCAGCACAGCACAAACAAAGTCACGTGCTGCAACTTTTAGATGCGGGGGAGTGGACAGGTAACATCGTTGCATTACCAAACAACCGGGTTCGTGTGACGCACCCCGCGTGGTTTGAAACGGGTACAGGCGCTCCAGATTTTAAGCCTTCGGCGCACATACATTACTCGAAGTCTGATTTAGACTATGTTCTTGATGTGAACCGCGTATTCGATAACCTATATAATGACAACGAGTAACAGCAAAAATTTTGAGATTGATGTAGCTGAATACATCGAAGAAGCTTTTGAGCGTTGTGGCTTAGAGGTTAGAACCGGCTATGACTTGGTCACTGCAAAACGTTCGTTAAATTTGTTATTCGCTGATTGGGCCAACCGTGGCCTTAATCAGTGGACGATTGAGCAAACGTCTCTCACGGTTGCCTCTGGAATTAGCGAATATCCCGCAGGAACTTTGTCTTTACCTGTAGCTGCTTCAGCCAGTTTTTCGGTAGGGGAAGCGATTACAGGCGGCACCAGCGGTGCCACTGCTTCTGTAATAAGTAAAACTAGCGCCACTTCAATGTCTACCACTGTTCCAACAGGTACGTTTTCTGCCGGTGAAACGATCACAGGTGGCACCAGTGGCGCAACCACCACCGTTTCTGCTGCGCAAGATTTTAGTGACGTGCAGTCCACTATCGACATTTTGTCCACGGTGGTGACTCGTGACGGCACTGACTTTGAAATAGACAGGTTGAGCCGCTCTGAATTCTTAAACATCCCCTCAAAATCACAGACAGGTCGACCAAATCAATTCTTTTTAGATCGTCAAATAACTCCTGTGCTAAAAATTTGGCCGGTTCCGGACAATAGCACCGATATTGTCAAGTTTAACCGCCTGACTCGTTTGGACGATGCCGATACTTTTACCGACACGGTAGATGTTCCTTTTCGTTTTTACCCTTGTTTAGCCGCAGGATTGGCTTACTACCTGTCTATGAAGAAAAATCCTCAGATGATGGGTATGCTAAAAAGTGTTTATGAAGAAGAAATGATCCGGGCTATGGAAGAAGATCGGGATAGAGCTTCTTTCCGGATCAGCCCTCCGGCCTATAACTACGGGGTGTAGCTATGACTTTTGCTTCAGGGAAAAATGCATACGGTATCTCTGACCGATCTGGTTTTCGATATAAACTAAACCGGATGCGAAAAGAGTGGAACGGTAGCTTGGTAGGATTTGACGAGTTTGAGCCAAAGCAACCTCAATTGTTGCCCCTTCCAAACGTAAATGACCCGCAAGCTTTAAAGAATCCTCGTCCGGACCGTGTTGAACCTCTGCTGGTTTCAGTGGGTGTTCCCACGGTAGAAAGTCCGAATGGTCAGCCTGTGACGGGATTCACGCAAGTTGGCGAAGTAACAGTGGTGGTGGCATGAGTTTTACTTTAGCTTCGTTAAAATCATCGGTACAAGATTACTGCGAAACTTCGGAAACTACGTTTGTTTCTGACCTAGATACGTTCATACAAGAAGCAGAAGAGCGCATATTAAAAAATGTTTCTTTACCTGTTTTTAGAAAAAACGTTGCCGGAAGTGGATCTACGGGGAACCCCTATTTATCTACCCCTACTGATTTTTTAGCGTCTTACAGTTTGGCGTTGATTGACAGCAGTGTGTACACGTACCCTTTGTTTAAGCACGTTTCTTTTATACGGCAGTACTCGCCAAACCCTGCAACAACAGGTGTTACCAAGTACTATGCTTTATTTGACGACAACACGTTTATTTTATCTCCTACCCCGCCGTCTGATTACACCTACGAGTTACACTATAAATATCGCCCAGCTTCCTTGACCACTACTTCAGGGTCAGAAACGACTTGGCTTTCGGACAACGCTCCGGACGCGCTTTTGTACGGAACCTTGGTGGAAGCCGCCACTTTTTTAAAAGTCCCAGAAGAAATAGCTCAGTATGAGCAGCGGTTTTCACAAGCCGTGGCTTCTTTGAAAGCATTGGGCGAAGAGTATGGCGCAAGGGATGAATACCGATATGACATTGCTAGGGGATAAGATAAAACATGCTGATTGAAGCGCCACAGATGGAAATAGGAAATGTAATCGTCACTACCACGGCGGATGGTGGACACGATCCTGCGTTCTGGGCGCAATCTGCGGCAGACCGTATTGTAAGCGTAGGTAGCAGTTGCCACCCTGCAATAGCGCAGCAAGCGCAAGCATTTAAGGAGGCGGTTAGGGCTACGGCACTACACTGCATACAAGAGGCAATTAAAAGTGATAGAACCACTTTGATTGCTGAATTTGAACGTCAAGGCCATAAAGACATGGCAGACATAATTAGGAGTCTATAATGGCTATTACGACTGCAATGTGTACGTCTTTCAAGCAAGAGCTTATGGAAGCCAAGCACAATTTTTTGGCTAGTGGTGGCAACACCTTTAACTTGGCGCTTTATACAAGCAGTGCTTCTTTAGGCGCAGGTACTACCGCATACACGACATCTAACGAAATATCTGGAACGGGATACACCGCTAAAGGCGCTTCTCTGACGAATGTAAACCCAACAACGTCTAGCACTACCGCTTTTACGGACTTCGCTGACCTTACGTTTAGCTCAAGCAGTATTACTGCAAGGGGCGCACTTATTTTTAATGACAGCGCGTCAGGCGACCCTGCTGTATGTGCGTTAGATTTTGGTGGCGATAAGACATCTAGTTCAGGTGACTTTACGATTCAGTTCCCAACAGCGGATGCGTCTAACGCGATTATCCGTATCGCATAGCGGATAGTACATGGCTAACATCAACGGCTGGGGCCGTGGTGGTTGGGGTGAAGGCGCGTGGGGATCTCCCCTACCTGTCGAAGTCACAGGCACCGCAGGAACGGGTGCAATTGGCTCCGTCACAGTTGTTGAGGGGGCTGGAGTTGCCGTATCTGTTACAGGCGTATCTGCCACAGGTGCTGTCGGTACAGTTACTGTTGGCGCTGATGCGAATGTCTCTGTAACAGGCGTTGCCGGTACAGGCTCTGCTGGTTCAGTTTCTGTTGTTGAAGGCACTGGAGTTGATGTCTCTATCACAGGGGTATCTGCTACAGGTGCTATTGGCACTGTAAGTGTCGATCTAGGTATAACTGTACTGCCCACAGGTGTTACAAGCACTGGTGCGGCAGGTTCAGTAGCCGTTGTTGAGGGATCTGGGGTTGATGTTTCTGTTACAGGTGTGGCAGGAACGGGTGCCGTTGGCACTGTTGATGTTGATCCAGATGCTGTAGTCACAGGTGTTTCCGCAACAGGTGCTGTTGGCTCAGTAACTGTTGTTGAAGGATCTGGTACATCATTCGCCGTCACCGGAGTCTCTGGCACTGGCGCTGTCGGTGTTGTTGACGTTGATCCAGACGCTGTAGTTACGGGTGTTTCTGCAACAGGAGCTATTGGTTCAGTCAGCGTTGTCGAAGGCTCTGGCACATCATTTTCTGTTACAGGCGTTGAGGGAACAGGGGCTGTTGGTTCGGTCACTGTATCAGCGGTTAGAAATGTAACCGTCTCCATAACAGGCGTTGAAGCTACCGGCGGCATTGGTTCGGTCACCGTTGTTGAGGGGACAGGTGTTACTGTTTCTATCACAGGTGTTGCGGCTACAGGCAGCGTTGGAACACTTACTGTAACAGGGGATGCAGATGTCGGCGTTACAGGTGTTGAAGGAACGAGTTCTGTTGGTTCCGTTACGGTTACTGAAGGTTCGGGTATTACCTTTTCTGTTACGGGAGTGGCAGGAACGGGATCTGTCGGAACGGTTATTGTATCGGCAGGCGCGATTGCTAGTGTTTCTGGCGTTTCTGGTACTGGAGCGATTGGTACAGTTACACTCGAAGCTGATGCTAATGTCTCAGTCACTGGTGTCTCAGGCACTGGAGAGATGGGCACAGCTACCGTTGTCGCAGCAGCTAATGCGGCTGTCACTGGCGTTCAAGGAACGGGTGAAGTCGGTGATGTAACCGTATCTTTCGATATAACGGCATCTCCAACGGGAGTTGCGGGTACAGGGGCTGTCGGGGTTGTCGATGTTGACCCAGATGCGGTAGTCACCGGAGTTGTAGGTACTGGCGCAGTAGGTTCTGTCACCATAATCGGTGCAGCAAATGTTAGTGCTACCGGCGTTGCGGGTACTGGGGAAGTTGGAACTGTTTCGATAGAACAAGAAGTAGTTGTTCCCGTAACAGGAGTTGCAGGCACAGGTGCTGTTGGCTCAGTCACTGTTTCGTTTGAGACAACAGCCTCTCCAACAGGGGTTTCAGCTACAGGTGAAATTGGTAATGTAACCTTCATTGGAGGCATAACCGTTGTACCGACAGGAGTTTCGGCAACGGGCGAAATAGGATACTTTAACGTCTGGGGGCTTGTAGATGACTCTCAAACGCCAAATTGGAATAATATAACGGACAGTCAGACACCCGGATGGTCTGAAGTGTCAGATAGTCAAACGCCGAATTGGACGGCGGTTACAGACACACAGACACCCGGATGGTCTGAAGTGTCGGATAGTCAAACCCCTAACTGGGATGAGGTAGCTTAAAGATGGCAACTTACGTTAACGATCTTAGATTAAAAGAAATTTCAACAGGCGATGAGTCGGGGACGTGGGGCACAAGCACAAACACCAACCTAGAATTGATAGCGGAGGCTTTTTCCTTTGGCACGGAAGCTATTACGACGAATGCTGATACTCATACTACTACTATTGCCGATGGCTCTACTGATCCCGGCAGGAGCATGTTTCTCAAGTATACAGGCACATTAGACTCTGCTTGCACCATTACGATAGGGCCAAACACGGTCAGTAAACTTTGGTTCATTGAGAACGCAACGAGCGGATCGCAGTCCATCATTATCAAGCAAGGCTCTGGTGCCACGATCACAATCGCTAATGGTCAAGTAAAAGCCATATACAGCGACGGTGCAGGCTCTGGTGGCGCGATGGTCGATGCTTTCCAAGACCTGTCTGTGCCTGATTTGTTCATTGACGATGACCTGACGTTTACCTCTGACAGCGCAGTCATCACGTTTGGCGCAGATGGCGATACGACCCTGACGCATACAGACGGTTCTGGCCTAACGCTTAATAGCACCAACAAGATTATGTTCAACGATGCGAGCCAGTTCATACAAGGCTCAAGCGCGACGGTCTTGGCTCTTGGCGCAACTGATGAGATAGACCTTACTGCCACGCTTATAGACATCAACGGTAACGCCGACGTATCAGGCACCGTGACCGCCACAGGCACTTCTGTGTTTGCCAGCTTAGACATCTCAGGCGACATTGACGTAGATGGCACTGCTAACCTAGATGTTGTGGACATTGATGGTGCTGTGGATATGGCTTCTACGTTGCAAGTGGATGGTGCTATTACGTCTTCTGCTGGCGCTACGATTACGGTTGCCGACAATTCCGACAATCTTACGCTAACGTCAACGGATGCGGATGCAAACGCTGGCCCTAATGTAAAACTTTACAGAAACTCATCATCTCCAGCAGACGGAGATAGCTTAGGCTTCATCAATTTTTATGGTGAAAATGATGCTGATGAAGAAACCCTATACGGACAAATCAGAGCATCTATAGCTGATGCATCAGATGGGTCTGAAGACGCTAGGTTTATAATTCAAACAGCCGTTGGTGGTACTCAAGAAACTAGCAGGGTAGAGCTAACAGGCACTGAAACTATTATCAACGAAGATAGCAAAGACCTAGACTTTCGCGTTGAGTCTGACGCAAACACTCACGCACTGTTTGTAGAAGGGTCTTCTTCTAACGTCGGTATTGGTACTAGTTCGCCTAGCACGAAACTTCAAGTAACAGGTAATAGTTCAAGCAGAAATACTATTGTTTCTAATGTAACCCTTGACGGTGGTACTACTGTAGCAAATCCATATGAAGGGTTTGGCTTCGGCATTAATTTTATTGGTAGGGATTATGGTAATGCTGTAAGAAATTACGCAAGTATTAATACCTTTATGCAGTCTAAATCTTCATCTTCAGGCGGTGGTGATGCAGGATTCACAACAGGATTAAGTTTCTATACAAATAACGGCGGCGCAAGCGGCACTAATCCTGAAGAACGTATGCGCATAGACTCAGCAGGCAACGTGCTGGTGGGTAAGACTTCTTCGTCTTTCGGAACAGATGGTGTTGAAATTAAAAATGACCAAATATGGTCTACTAATACTTCAAGTGACTGCATATCATTAAACAGAAAAACATCAGATGGTGCTATTGCTACATTCTACAAAGACGCCTCAACCGTAGGAAGTATAAATAATTTTAGCTCTACTGAGTTTGGACTTGTCTCACAAAAGAATTTAGTTTTAACCCAAAACACAACTACCGAAAGAAATCTTGTGTTTAGCAGTAGCTATTTTGGTTCTTTTGGCGCTGATGATGCGACAATTGATTTAGGGCGTTCGGTAGGACGCTGGAAAGACTTCTACTTGGCAGGTGATATTGCACACCTAGATACTGCCGGAAACGCACGATTGCTGTATGACAGAAGCTCTAACCTGCTTGGTAACGCTGGGACAAACTTGAGTTGCGCCAGCGCCTTGGTGGGATCTTCTGGTGCTTCGTTTGGTGAACTGATGACGGTAAACAGTAACGGCGCATCCTACAGCGCCCACCTTTTCGCTACATCTGGGGCTACGGCTCCGCTGATTTGTAGAAATCAAAACGGCGTTAGTGGCACAAGATCGCAAATAATTTTCTATTATGACGCTAGTTCTGTCGGAAGCATCACTTCAACTTCTTCAGGAACGGCTCTTGTCAGTTCATCAGACCAACGCCTAAAGGAAAACATCGTAGACGCTGATGACGCTGGAAGCAAAATTGACGCTATCCAAGTCCGCAAGTTCGATTGGAAGGTTGACGGTTCGCATCAAGAATACGGGTTTGTCGCCCAAGAGCTAGAGCCTGTCTTTAGTCACGCTGTTCACACAGCAGAAGATGACATGCAAACAAAGAGCGTGGACTACGCCAGCTTAGTTCCAATGCTTGTTAAAGAAATACAAAGCCTACGCGCTCGCGTACAACAACTGGAGAATGACTAATGTCTGCAACCTTTGAATGGGTCATCTCAACCCTTGAACGAGATCTTCTTCCCGAAGATATGAATGGCGCTGTGATCGTAGCGCACTGGCGATGCAATGCTTCGCAAACGCAAGGTTCTGGTGATGACGCCGTCACGTTTTACGCCTCGTCTTACGGCACCAGTGGGTTTACCCCAGACCCGTCTGCTTCCGATTACATCCCGTATGCGGATTTGACTGAAGCGGATGTACTTGGTTGGTGCTGGGCGGATGGCGTTGACAAAGATGCGATTCAAACGTCTTTGCAAGCCAACATTAACGGTCAAATCACGCCAACAACCGCTGATGGAGTGCCTTGGTAATGAGCGAAGAGCAAACAATCGTCATTAACGACGAAGAACATAACGTGTCTGAGTTGACTGTTGAAACCCAGATGCACGTTGCCCGTATCGCTGAGATTCGCCAAGAAATCGCACGTCTTCAAATGCAGATTAACGAGCGTCAGGTTGTGTTGAATGCTTACGGTGAAGCTGTTGTCAACGCAGTCAAGTCTGCTGGAGACGAAGAGCTAGAAGCGGAAGTGGTGCAGTAGACTATGGACGTGGGTTCGGTAAGCGGATCTGCTCAAGTTAGTTGGAAGCAGATTGCTGTTGAAAAACAAGAGCGTCTGCGTACAGGCGCGGAAGGCGAACCCGTGAAAGAGATGGTGGAGACAATAATGTCTACCTTGTATACCCAAAAAGGTAACAAGATTGAGGCTACAGACCTTGCCCCAACACGAAGGGTAGATACCTCAGTCTAAGAAAAAAGGAGCTAAGTAATCATGGATTTACTTACCATAGTCACGACGGTCACGACGATTGTCACCATTGCATCTTTGATTGCCGCGAGCACCCCGACACCCAAAGATGATGAGTGGATTGCGAAGCTGTACCGCTTCGTTGATTTACTTGCCCTCAACATAGGTAAGGCTAAAGACAAGTGACGCCCACTGAAAAAGCTATAGCGAAGATTGAAGCGCATGAGAAAGAGTGCGCTATCCGCTATCAAGGTATTGAGCAGCGCCTCCAAGATGGGAGTAAGCGGTTTGATCGCCTTGAGCTAATGATTTGGGGCGTATATGTCACGGTGATTGTTGCAGTAGCTTTGCCGCAGTTTATGGCCTAACCATGATTGGTGAAATCGCAGCTATCGTAGCTGGCGTAAATGCTGCTACCAGTGCGATAAAACAGATCGCTGAGACCACCGACGACATCTCCAGTATTTCTAGTTTCTTATCGACTCTTGGTGGTGCCGAAGTCGAGCTTCAACGTGCTCAGAATGAGGGTAAGCTGTCAGAGGCGGATGCCGTAAAAGCGGCTTTGGCAAAAAAACAGATCCAAGACACCATGCGCGAAGTCCGTGACCTATTTACCGTAAGCGGAAACGGTGACCTTTATAAAGAAGCGATGGCTTCGATGGCTGAAGCTAGAAAGGCGAAACAAGCAGAACTGGCGCGTAGGGCTGCGGAAAAGAAAAAGTTTTGGAAAGAAGTTAAAGAATTCGCAGCGATTGTCGTTGTGTTGATATTTCTGCTGCCCATGACGCTGGCATTGTTACTGGGTTGGTTGACAAGGTAATGATGGCGTTTTTATTGGTTGTGGTGGTAAACGGTGAGCCAATAGCCGATCAGTTTTACTTCCGTGACATCACACGGTGTAACACGTTTGCGTACTATGTCAGTACGGGCAAGACTAAGATAAACAACCGCTACCAGATGCAAGAGAACATAACGGCTTACTGCATTCCGAAGCGGGTGGGAGCCAACACAAAAACTTGGGATTAGTATGGCAGCAAAACGTTTACAAGAAGGAAGTGAATACGCCGAATACGATGCGGATGGGGATGGCGTTGTTACTGATGACGAACTAAACACAAGCAAAGAGCTACAAGAGCTACGTCTACAGCATGAACGTGCTGATGCTCAACGAGCCATGAGTTGGTTCGCCTTGTGGGGAATGTTGCTGTACCCGTCATTAGTTGTTGCATCGGAGCTTTTCGGGCTGGCGCAGGCAGCGACGATTCTAGGTGATATGGCCGCAGTCTACTTCGTTTCCGTTGCGGGTATACTAGCTGCGTTCTTTGGCGCCCAGGCGTGGTCAAACAGGAAATAGATATGAGTATCGTTGCATCGTTAGTAGGGCCAGTTACAGGGTTGTTGGACAAGTTCATAGAGGACAAGGATCAAAAGAACGCCTTGGCCCATGAGATTGCCACTATGTCTGAAAAGCACTCGCATGAGGCGCTCAAAGGCCAGCTAGAAATCAACAAGATGGAAGCCGCACATAAGTCGTTATTTGTAGCGGGATGGCGACCTGCTATCGGCTGGATCTGTGCATTAGGGCTGCTGTACAACACTATTATCGCCAATATCCTCGGTATTTGGTTTGCGGTGCCGGAAGTAGATACAACGCTTCTTGTGCCCGTTATGATGGGAATGTTGGGTCTGGGCGCTATGCGTTCCTACGAGAAGGTTAACTCCGTCGCACGGGAGAAGTAATGGGCGATTTAGTTGAGATGGTAAAACGCCATGAGGGCGTCAAGTCCAAGGTGTATTTGTGTACTGCGGGTTTTGAAACCATAGGCGTAGGCCGAAACATCTCAGAGTCTGGCTTGGGTCTATCTCCCGATGAGATTGACTACTTGTTACATAACGACTTAGAGCGTTGTCACCAAGAACTGCGAGATGCGTACTATTGGTACGGGGGGCTGAACAAAGCTAGACGAGATGCTATGGTCGATATGTGCTTCAATCTAGGTATTACGCGGCTGCGAGGGTTCGTTAATGCGCTAGAAGCCATGTCCCGTGAGCAGTTTGATATTGCTGCGGATGAATTTATGGATAGCCTTTGGGCCAAACAAGTCGGCAACCGTGCTGTAGAGGTAACGGAGATGATAAGGACGGGGGAGTATCGCTAATGCCTTTGCAGAAGTTTATCTTCAATCCGGGTATCAACAAAGAAGGCACCAACTATACGGCAGAAGGTGGGTGGTTTGATGGCAATCTAATGAGGTTTCGTAAGGGGTTGCCAGAAAAGATAGGGGGTTGGGTGAAATACCTGACCGCATCTTTTAACGGAACTGGGCGAAAGTTGCTTGGTTGGACTTCTCTGAACGGTACAAACCTATTGGGGCTTGGAACAAGAACCAAGCTTTATATACAGTCCGGTGCCAGCTATAGCGACATTACTCCAATACGATCTACCACGGCTGCTGGAAATGTGACTTTCGGGGCCACAAACGGCTCTAGTTCTATCAATGTGACAGATGCCGCCCATGGTGCCGCCAAGGGTGATTTTGTTACGTTCAGCGCAGCGTCCTCTTTAGGCGGCAACATAACGGCTGCGGTTCTTAATCAAGAGTACGAGATTGACTCAATTACTAGCACCTCCGTATATGTCATTACAGCAAAGGACACATCTGGAGCGACAGTCACTGCAAACAGCAGCGATACTGGGAACGGCGGTAGTTCCGTTGTAGGGGCTTACCAAATAAATGTTGGCCTTGATGTGTTTGTTTCTGGCACAGGTTGGGGTTCGGGTGCTTGGAATATTGGCACTTGGGGTTCTTCCAACGCATTGAGTTCATTGAACCAGCTAAGACTGTGGTCTATGGATAGTTTTGGTGAGGATTTGATTGCCAACGTGCGGGCCGGTGGAATTTACTATTGGGACACAAGCGCAAAGACTTTGGGCACAGACCGCGCTGTAAACATTTCAGAGTTGTCGGGTGCCAACTTCACGCCAACGGTCGCCCTTCAAGTTTTAGTATCGGACATTGATCGGCATGTCATTGCTCTCGGCGCTGATCCGATAAACGACAGTGCAACGGCAAGAACAGGTTCTTCTGACCCACTTTTGGTTGCGTTTTCTGATCAAGAGAATCCCGCCGAGTGGTTTCCTACATCGACTAACACGGCGGGTTCTTTGCGTTGTTCTGTTGGGTCGCAAATAATTGGCGGATTACGAGCGCGGCAAGAAACTCTGATATGGACTGATGT